TTAGAACTTCACCTGTCATTTTAAGCCCTCGTATTTTTTATTTTACATATAGCATTTGGTGCATGAACTTGAATAACTCCTCTTTCCCATGCTCTTATAGTTGTAGATTTACCTGGATCTTCTATTTGAACAACTTGTAAAGCTTGTGCTTGTTTCCAAACAAGAGCTTCTCCTTTTACTACAATATAAGCCTGGTCCGCAGTAACAGCTTCGGAAACCATAATCTTTAAACCGCATAAGTTATTAACAACTCCATTCTGAACAGCCGACACAGACTGAAAAGTTGGATGATTTAATACTTTTGAATTTGAAATTATGTTTGTGTAATCTGTTCCATTAACAACTAAATAACCATTTCCATTAAGAGCATCTATTCCATCAGCTCTTAACATATTTATTCCATAAAGGATATCATAAACAGGATCTCTGTTTGCTATTGTTGCACTATTCCATTCATTGCCTGCAGTTATAGCAAAAGTATTTCCTGCAGTGCCTGACATTGCAGCTTCTATAACCACATCAATTTGCCAATTTATTTTTCTACCCATTCTTAAAATATGTCTTTGTAACATTGGCACTGTTGCAGCCTGTTGCATTTCTAAAGATATAACTGTTTCATCTCCAAACTTTCCAACAACAGAACTTACTTTTGTTTCAGTAACTTGAACAAAAGGGAAAGGAGCCATTTGTGAAATACCTGCAATAGAACTTCCTGTTCCTCCATCAGTTGCATCACTATTTGTTTCTCTATAATAACTTTCAGTCCATGCTTCTGAACTATCAATGGTGCAAAGTGTTTTTAATTTTGCTAGATCAAGATTTACTGCTTTAACTGCACTATCAATATATTCTTTTCTTAAATCAGCCTCTCTCCATGTATCTGCCATTTTAGAATTTAGTTAGCCTCACTCTGCAAACTTCGGAAGCATCTTGAGCTTCTTCAAGATATCCTACGATTGCTCCATTTAATATGTCTGCTGCATCTGCACTTACAATAAGATTAGCTCCTCCAACAGCCACTAATTCTCCAAGAACATTAGCTGCTGCTGTTGCTTTAATATCCCAAACTCCATCTAAAGCTGCAGTAATTTGAGTTATGCCATCAGAGGCTGTTTTTTCTTCCCATGCAATACCTGCAAAAGATTGATCTGCTGCACTTGAAGCTGATACTGTGCAATCTCCTGAGAAATATAAAAGTGTTCCAATAGCAATGCCTGTTCCGTCTGCAACTGTATATCTTGCAAATTTTGTTGGGGTTTCAATGCACACTGCTTCGTTAGCCATGCTCTAAATTAAAAATCAGTTGTTTAAATACTTTTTGGTTATTCGGCATACCGAATAATTATTTTTTAAATTCAGAAATCTTTTGTTTATAACACAAAATAGTATATTCAATTTCTTCAATATCTTTATTCAGCCTCAATAATTCTTCATTTTTCTTTTTTAAAAGTCCTTCCAAAAGTTTTAAACTATTTTCCCAAGACTTTTTATCCATGTTTCTTTATTGCCTCTGCAATTTCAGAGCCTTTGAAAAAATCAACAGCACCTTCTTTTATTTCTTGTTCATGTGTTTTAATTGGAGTAGATTGCCCTGCATTAGTTGCACCACCTAGTAACTCTTTTGTTCTCTCTTCCTGCATCCTTTGTTCTGTTGCTTTGATTTCAGCCTCTGCTTTTTCAATTCTTGCAGCTGCTGCCTCAGCTCTTTCAACTAAAGATAAAGGAGTTACCTCTTTTTGTCCAGGTTCATTTTCTACCATTATAAATACAATCCTCCCCAAATCCCCAAGAGTATTCCAACAATTATTAAAATTACTATCTCAATAAATTTTGGTTTTTTAAAATCTAATTTTCTCATAATACATCAAGAATAAGTTTATTTATAAATATTATTGTTCTAGAGTATATACTTTTTTATTGTAAATCTGCCGCTGTTATTAATTGCTTTTGTGGATTTGGATTTAAAACAGCTTGTTGCATTTCATTAACTAAAATACTTCTCATTCCCCCCATACTATAAAAGTTTTCAAACTTTTCTAATTCAGGAGTTCCATCTTTACCTAAGAATTTACTTAAATTATTATGAGTTTGTAAATGTAATTTACTATAAGCATCATCAATAATCATTAATTGATGGTTAAATAATTGCATATTTTCCGCAACATTACCTCCCCCATTTGTATCCTGAATTATTGCTCTTAAATTTGTAGAGCTTCTTTCTAAGTTTGAAAATTCAGCTTGTATATTTCCTTGATATTGATTTCTCATATTTGAAATTGTTCCCCCTATAAAAGCACCTAAAGCACCTAGAACAGCCCCACCAACAACACCAATAGGTCCTCCTAAGGCACCGACTGTTGCTCCTGCAACTAATCCACCTATTATTCCTGGAACAGCTGTGGCAGCTCCACTAAGTAAAGCTTGACTTATATCAACACCTTGAGCATTTGCATTTGTAAGAAATTCCTCTCTTTGTTCAGGTGTCATCATCAATAATTGTTGTTCTGTTGGGGTTATTTGTTGCCCAACACTTTTTGCCATATCTGCTAGTTTTTGATCATCAATGCTTATTTCTCCTTTTGCTGCTTTTTGAAGTATCTCTCCATATTTTGTATTTATAGGAGAATTAACAATTTTATCCATAACAATTTTATTTCTCTCTTCTATAGTTAGAGGAGGATCACCTCTTGCTGCTCTCTGTGCATCAATATCATTTAAAAGACTTCCATAATAATCTGCAGGGCTTACTTGTTTTGTTCCTCCAAAAATAGAAATACTTTGTCCTCCCATATCAAAACTTTCTTCATCTGTTCCTATTAAGAATTTTTGAGGAACTTTAACACCCTCAGGAAGATTAACCATTCCATCAGGCCCCTGAAAAGATTGAGTTTCTTTTACTCTCCCTGTTGGCAAATATTCTTGAGTTGTAGAAACATAACCTGTTTTATCTTTTTTTATTGCTCCCTCTCTTTGTTCTTTTCCTTTTTGTAAGAGATCTCTTTGACTGAGTAGATTTTGTCTTGTTTCCTCTTTCATTTGATCTCTCTTTTTTAAGAGTTCAGTTTCTTCTGCATATCCTGCAGATCCTTTTTTCTTCTTACTATCGGTTCTTACACTTGATTTAAAATTCTTCTTACTATCGGTTCTTACACTTGATTTAAAAATTACATCACTTGCCATTTTATTTTTTCTTACATTTACTAATTACTTCATATATTTTAGTTAATGCAATAGTATTATTATTTATCACTTTCCAAATTGATTTCTGAAATTTAATTTTATCATAAATAAAATAAATTAACATTGCACCTGCAACACCATAATTTAATAAAATATCTTCTCCAATCATTGTTCCCCCTGATATTCTAATTTAGTTTGTCCTGTATTTTTTGCTTCATCACTTTGCATGTTTGACATTAATGATGGTTGTTTATTAATCTTAAATCCAAAAATACCAAGTTGGTTCCAAACATCAGCTTCCAATTCCATTATTTCTTTAGTCCATACAGGCTCATAAGTTATAACTCCAACCTTTGCAGCTGCTTCTGTTTCGTCTGCTGTTCCTCCAAGAACTGCTTTTGGAACACCTAATTGTTTATAAAATTTATCTTCTAAGTATTCAAGATATCTTATCCAAGCATCAGCAGGTGGCACTTCTAAATCCTTGAAGTTTGCATCCTCAGGTTTGCATGGAATAATCAAAACCTCTCCCTTATTTATTCCTGCAGCTAATTGTGTTTTTAATTCGTTTTGTTTTGCAGTATCACTTTCATCTACATATAAAACCCTAACTGAACTTCTATGCATCAATCTTCTCCAATCTACCCTAGCCTCTTTTATTGCTTCAATCACCCATTCAACTGCAGATGTTACAGATGTTCCGTGAGGCTCATCTAAAATCCTATTATTGCATGAATGAAATATTTGATGAGTTTTAAATCTTTTAACTTCTCCTTGTCCTTGGGAATATTCATAACCAATTAAAATTCCTTTCTTATTTGTGATGTGTGTCATTCTCCTTGGATCTAGTGGTTTTAGATTTAATAATTTTGAAGTTATATCGTTTTCATCTTCTCTTATTATATGGCAGTAAGCATCACCATTAAATTTCTTTACAGCTAAATGATTAAATAAGATTGACAAAAGGGTGTCTTCACCCCATCCTGTAATGTGGTCACAAATTATTTTCTCTCTTGCATTTCCAACAGTGTAACCTTGACCAATTACCCATGTTGCGAAACTATCTATTGCAGATCTAAATTCTCCAACTCCATAATAAAAGCCATAATATTTAGATGCATTTTCATTGCTCCATCTATTTTCTTCTTTATTATAAGATCCATCTGTTGTTTTACTTTCCTGAGTGTAATTATTTACTCCATTAGTAAAATCGGTTGTTGTTGTTTTTGAAAAATTAGGATTTGACATTTTAATTAGGTATCATAAAAGGCAGAGTAAACTCTAATTTAGTTGTTGTTCTTCCTGATGATGTGATGTGAGCTGAACTTGTATTTGATGGGTCATTTCCAACACCAATCCACCAATCAGAATATACTGCTGAATCTGTTTGCTTTACCCATCCCTCTACAGTTAATCTTAATTTATTTCCATTGTTAATTTTTATTTTTGCAATTTCCATTGTTAATGTTTCATTTATAGGAGTTTCATAATTTAATGCATTTGAAAGATTGCTATATGTTGGTGATTGAACAGTCCCAATAAGTGTTTCATTATTCAAAGCATCAACAGAGTATAATTTTAAAACTATGTAATAATCTGTTCCTTTAGTCAATGCATTTTCAACATTTCCTCTGTATAAGAAATGGCTGAATTGAAAAAAAGATTTTCCCCTTAAAATTTTATTTGAGTTGAAAGTACTAGAGTCCCAGTCATTATCAAAAACTTTTTCAAAGTTAGCACTTGCCAATGTTGCACCTTCCATAAATTCAGAACAGCTAGAATAAGGTGTTACTGTAGAGTCAATTATAGAATATATTGCTCCTGTTGAGTCAGTGTTGTTCATGCAGTTAAAAACTTCTATTCCCAGTCCTGTTAATAATTCTGTGAAAGAATAAGTCTGTATAAATTCAGGACTCTTTCTAAATTGTTGATTAATTACTTGTTCAGCCATTTATGCATCCTTGATGAAATTAATTACATCTTTTGTTTTTAATTCAGCTATTGATTTATTAAAGAAATAAGTTAAAACATCAATTCTTGTTTCTGCTTCCCTCATTGATTGAAAACCTGATAAACTGTAATTTAATACAAATATAGCTGCAAGATTACTAGCTGCCATTTTCAATAAAGCCTTAACATCTACATTTAAATCTGCATAAACATCTGAAAAATTATAACCACAAATAGCATTAATATAGCTCTCAGCTTCGGAGATAAACTGATTTATGTAAGCTTCTGTATTTGCTGTTGCATTTGCATCAAGACCTATTTTTCTCTGCACTTCTGCAGTTGTTGCGAAAATTCCTGTATCAGCCATGTTAAAATGACATTATCCTTAAATTTAAACTTTTCTGATTTGCTAAATATGCTGCTCTAACTATTCCCTCCGCAATATGAGTAAATCTTCCTGATATTTTGACCTTTGTAAGCCCATGAGCATCTTTATATAAGTCCCATTGAACAGATCTTAAAGAATTTTTTACCTCAGGATCATTAAACAATTTTATCTCTCCTCTCTCCCCCATTGCTCTTAAATTATCATGCATATCTTCATTAAATAATCTTTGCTTTCCGTCTTCATTTTCTAAAGACATGGCTCTGTTATTCATTGCTACAACTCTATGTTTCATGTCAGGAATTAATTGCAGATGATCATAAACAGATACTCCAAGAGTTCCACTTCCTGCATCAATTCCTGATTTTCTAGTTTTCCACTTTCTTGAATATTCACAAATTAAATCTTCATTATCAGTTGTTAATAAAAGTTTTCTTGTATAATGATCAACTTGAATGATATTATTTTTTTGTATTCTTTTCATAACTTCAGAAGTAAATTGATCTCCTCCCATTCTTGCCAAATCAAAACCTGCATAAAAATCACCATCTAAATCAATCTTCTCATTTTTATCTAATGTGCAAACTCTATCTATCCATGCATCAGAGTAGAATTGTTTTTTATCTAATGCTGCAACTGCCAAATATTCTTGTGCATAAGCTTGTTCTGACATTTCTTCTCTTTCTTCTTCCAGGTGTTTTCTTAATCCCTCTCTTTGTGCCTCAGTCCAACTCTCACTTATTTGTCTTTCATTTAAGACTTCCTCTGTGTTTTTTTCCCAAACTTTAAACCTTGCTTGTGGATCTTTTAATATTTGAGCCTTTTCATATGCTTTCCAAAAATATCCATCTCTTCCATTAAATGTTCCCCAAGTCCAAATTCTCCCTCCTGTTGTTGCTAGAATTGGTTTTGCTGCATCCCAGAATAAATCAGGTTGGAAACCTCCCTCATCAACCATTAAAACCTG